AGTTCATATTATGGAACCTTATTGGAATCCTGCGATTATCGAACAAGTTATTGGAAGAGCTATACGTATATGTTCGCATCGAAAACTTCCATTAGATGAAAGAACAGTTGTAGTAAAACTTTATATGACTGTATTTAGCCCAGAACAATCTGTAACATCTGAAGGATTTAATATTGTTCCAATTCGTCGAAATGATATGACTTTAAAAAGGTATGAAGGAAATGAACCTCGTGAAACATTTATGACATCTGATGAATATTTATATGAAGTTTCCTATGAAAAAGGACGTATTATTAAAAATATAAGTCATCTTTTAAAACAATCAGCAGTAGATTGTGAAATTCATCGCAAACTACATTCAAAAGAACGACCTGTAATTCAATGTATGAGATTTGATACAAAAACGAAAGGTGATTATTTAGCTTTTAAACCAAGTTATAAAATAGATGAATTAGATAAATCTTATATACGAAATATTCAACGAAAAAATCGAAGACTTCAAATAATTAAAGTAAAAGAATTCTTATTTGTTATAGATCCAGATACGAATGAAATATTTGATTATCCTTGTTTTATAGAATCAAAACGTCTTTTAAGAATTGGTAATAGAACATCTCAAACAAAGATTGATTTTTTTACCTCTGTAATTTCATAATATGGCATCTAATATTCAACGTGGAACTGTAAAATTAGATGCGAGTGATTGGACTAGATTAAAGAAATTAAATGGTGCTAGAGGAAATATGTTTGTTCTTTATGGACCTGTATCTCCTGCCCCACCTCCTCTTCTTACAGGCATAACAAATCCTCCAACCGATCCATGTGGGCCAATTTTAAGCACATGTCAGGGATATGGAACATCTAAAATTCGTCGTCCTGCATCAATCTACACAGACTACGTAGCTTCACAAATTGTTGATTACCCAACCCAAACTAGTCTAAATAACACAGTAACTGTAACAATTAATAAATCATGTAATTGCGCTACTTCATCGTATAAAAAACAAGGAATATGTTCTTTGTGTAGTAAAGTCTAAACAATCAAAACTATGAAACATATAATAGGATGCCTGGAGGATTAATGCAATTAGTTGGTAAAGGAGCACAAGATGTTCTTGTTACAGGAAACCCTTCCTTTACCTACTTTAGATCAATGTATAAGCGTCACACAGATTTTGCGATGGAACATTTTCAGCTATATTTTAATTATAGCGAACTAAGTCTTCCTGCTTCAGGAAATATAACTTTAAAAACAAAAGTTGATCGTAACGCCCAACTTTTACATGATTGTTATCTGAGTGTTACAATTCCTGATATTTATTCACCTATCAACACATCTACAAGTAGAGGTTACGACTTTCAATGGATTAAAAATTTAGGATATAATATGATTAATTATGTAGCAGTAACAATCAATGGATCTGAAATAGTTAGACATACAGGTGAATGGATGAAACTATATGCAGCATTAAAATTTGATAAAAACAAAAAGGATATTTTGAATGCTATGATTGGAAATACAGTGGATTTATATGATCCTGCAAATGCTTACGATAGATTAAATCAATACCCAACCGCAATATATAATACAAAAACTCCTGCTCCATCTATTCCTGGAAGAGTTCTTTCTATTCCATTACATTTTTGGTTCTGTGAAATGATTGGAAACGCTTTACCACTCATTGCTCTTCAACATTCCGAAGTTTCATTTATAGTTGAATTAAAAAATATGTATCAATTATTTACTATACGAGATACTAGTAACGCAACATATATAAGAATTGCGCCACCAAATACTTTACCAATGGCTACATTTTTATCACCCCCCAATTCGTTACAACAACCATCAAATTCTCAATTAAGATCATGGAATTTAAATCCATTTATTGAGGCAAATTATATTTTTGTTTCAGATTCTGAGATGGCACATATAGCAAAAAATGAACATTCGTTTGTGATTACAGAAGTTAACAATGTAACTATAGATAATCAATACGGTGTTGGAGAAGATATAGAATTAGCAATGAGTAATCTATGTACTAGAGTTGTGTGGGTTGCGCAAAGAAGTGATCGTGTTCTTCAAAATGATTGGGATAATTATACAAACTGGGAAAATCCTCAAAAACCTCCATTAACTACAACTTTAGCACCACCGACTTATTCATCGGGAGATGAGTTATCTACTGGAGAATCTGCAAGAGAGATTTTAGTTAGTTCAAATATTGTTTTAGATGGTAAAGATAGGTTTTCAGAGAAATTGGTAGGATTTTTTAACGGAATTCAACATTATCGTCATCATACAGGAACATCAACTACAGAATTGCCAGGAGTATACGCATACTCTTTTGCTTTAGATCATGATAAAGGTCAACCATCTGGAGCTTTAAATGGATCACAGTTTAATAAAACAATTTTAAGTAATGTATATATAGAACCACCATTAAGTAATACAAATATGGCGGGTCAAACTCAAATATGTATATTAAAATCAACGTCTAATGACCCGCGCCCAACAGTTGTAAATCCAGCAAATTATAGTGCAAATGAAGTTGTAACTATTATTCGTAAAACACCTGGAAGTATATATCAATACACATTTTCGGTAAATTCATATGTTGAATCATATAACTTTTTGCGAGTTATGGGGGGCGTAGCAAATGTAGTATTCTCATCATAATAAGGATGAGTGGACTTAATATTTTAAGTGCGACATATGGGACAAGCTCGCAATCAGAAGATGTTACACAAATAATAACAGGATTGGTAAAGGATGGTATATTAAATTTAAGTGTATCGACTCACTCTTTGAATGTAGAAGATCCTGCTCCTGGTCAAATAAAGACTTTAAAGATCACATATACAATTAACGGAGGATCATCAACTACAATTGAAGAAATAGATGGCGGATCTATAAGTTTAAACGCTCCTCCTGAAAGACATGCTTCAGGACTTCAAATTAAAAAGGCAGAATATGGTGTTGATGGAAATATGACAGATGTAACGGATGCTGTAAGAAGAAAAATAAACAAGGGTTCTATAAACTTAAAAGTTGGATTTTCTGAAGTTGGATTACCTGATCCAAATCCTCAAAAACAAAAACACCTTTCTATAAGTTATACAATTAATGGAGCAGAAAATTCTAAAAAACTTAAAGATGGAGAAGTTTTTAATGTAAGTGCTCCTGCTATATCTAGTTCATCAACGGAACCTTTATCGGATGATTCTGAAAAATTAATGACAGTAATCAAACAAACCCTTGTTAAATTTGTATTATGGTTTCTTTATGGAATATCTATTAAAGCGTGCTATGATTTTGGATCACATTCTTCAATTTTTGGAAGCAATGGATGGTTATTTGGAGTTTTAGCAGCGGTTTTACCCTATTTTGCATTTTGGGGGCTTCCTATTGTAGTGCTTATTGCTCGCACATTTTATAATTCTGATTTCACAGCATTATCATCTAATGTGATTTAGATGTAAGGATTATGTAACATATAATGGATAAACAATACTGGCAAGGTATATGGACGCAAATTTGTAATATGGCTTATTATAGAACCGGTATTACAGATAGAATTCACACACAAATTAATGAAAATTTATTTAGTGAACTTAAAAATATAGATTATAAGGAGTATACTTTTGATCACGTGTGGTATGATATAAGTAAAAATAAGAATGTAAATGGTCTACATATAGATGCTCTAATTGTTCCTGAATTGAAAGAAATATATGTTCCACGAGTTTTATTTGAATGTGCCGGTGTTTACGCGTTTTTTACATATTCATTTCCAAATTGTATAATTAGTTATTGGGAAGATGATGTAATTATAATGTAAAAAGCGGACTTTTATTCAGTCTCTTTTCCTTTTATATCTTTTTGAAGATACCAACACCTTTCCATCCAGCAAACACATCTCCTGTAGTCTTAACTTCATATACACGACCAGTGTCTACACCTACAACATATTCGCGATCGTTAAGAAGCCATGGTGTAGGATACTCTTCATAATCCTCATCATCATTTTGAGGAAGTCCTTGTACGAACCTACCATTCTCAGTATCCCAGAAAGGCCCACGGTCTTCGTTCGACTGACCTCCAACATTTGATACAAGATTGAGGGCTGACAACTCACTGATAGATAATTCTATTACAACAGGTTCGGTTACAACAGATTCTGTTGCAACAGGTTTCTGAAGTTGAGCATATGCCTCCATATGCTTAGAAAGACTAGCGTTACGATAATCTTCATCTGAAAGTTTTTCAATGTAATTTTTAAAGTCAGAAACTAACTTATCAGAACACTCAACACCTACATCTTTCAATTTAGAAGTTAGATCCTTTGTGTACACCCAGCGCTTAATCCTCTTCTCTGCTTTAACCTCTGCTTTAACCTCTGCTTTAACCTCAGTCTTAACCTCGGCCTTAACATCAGCCTTAACCTCAGTCTTAACCTCTGATTTAGTAGCCTTAGATTCGAGCTTTACCAGTTTCGCACGCTCTTTCTCTAACTTTTCGACATGCTTATTCTTTGCGTCTTCATCTTTGAACTTATTGGCCTCTAGCTTTTTAGACCAGAGGGCAATATTCTTACGAACCGTCTCTAGAGGAGACTTCTCTACCTTTACATCTGTAGAAGAGGTTGCCAACGCAACTTCTTCTTCAAGATTAAATCCATACTTGCTTGCAATTGATTGTAAAACTTCATTTGAATACTTGATTGACATTTTGAATACTTTGGTTGATGAAATACATATTTCTTAATTTCCATGAATCCGTTTTTCAAGAAATACATGCGTTTTTCAAATTGTTTTAAACAATACTTTTATTAACAAATGTCAGACACAGAGATTGCGAAGTCTCAACTTCGGGATCATTTGAGATCCTTATTAATTCCTTATATTTCACAGGGATTTTGGAGTATTTATGATTCATCAAAAGAATTATGTCAACGAAATCAACAATTAGATCAAATTTTAAGAACGTTTCAAAATATGTTAACAAAAATTCCAGATTGGTCCGAATCAACTCTTACTACAGAAGTTGAACGAATCCAAAAAGCAACAAAATGTAATTATTTTGAAGATTTGTTAATGGGTGTTTTTATTTCGTATATGAAATCATTTGCATCTTTACACTACAACGAAGGTACTGAATTAAAAATAGATTTTGAACCACCTCCTGTTTCTAAATTTATTCATGAACTATATAATCATTCAGCTAGAAAACTATGGCAAACTGCATATCTTTTTAAAACAACAGGTTCCTCAGAAGAACAAGCAAGAAATCGACAGGAAATATTAAGTATTATTTCGGGTTGTTTGGAACAAGTTATAACTAATTTTTTACCATGGGAATCTATTACAAAGAAATATTTTAAAACACAACCTCATATTGAAGAACAAAGTAAGGAAGAAGAACGCGAAGACAAAAAATCTGTTACATTCGAAGAAGATTCGGATGAAGAAACAGAAGAAGAAGATTCGGATGAAGAAATACCAAAACTTCTTCTCAGCGATGAACCAGCAATATTAAATATCGAAGAACTCCCTAAAGAAGAATCTCCTCCGGAAGTCCCTAAAGAAGAAGAAGATATAATGAAAAGTTTAGAAACTCAAGTTTCAGAGTCTCTCGTTCTAAATTTGTAAAGAATTACGTTATTCATCAACAAATGATGATAGTAATCGTTGCCGTAGCAGTTGCTCTTGTATGTTTTATAATTTATGCTCTTGATCGAAAAATGAAGAACGAACCAATATCATGGGAATCTGCAGGAAAACTTTCTTTATTTGGAGGTCTTTTAGCGTCTAGCATTGTCTTTGCAACAGGACCGGAGATTCAACAAGTAGTTGAAACTGTTGCAGAAGTTGCACCAAAGGCATTAGAATCAGATATGTTTGTTGGTGTCCCTACATTTTAATCAATAAGTAAAACTGCCGTTTCTTCAGGAACACTCTGTGTTTCGTATAAAGTTTTTACAGATAAAATTTCTTTTCTTGGAATAGCATTATCTTTACAGTATCTTGCTATTGCCTTATATAAATGAAATCCATGAAATCTATCATGTTTTTCATCTTTCTCTGAAAATAAAACACTTTTATCATTAATACTTAACCATTTCATAAATAGTTTAAATACTAAATTTTCTTTATATTCTGAATAAGAAGGACCTTCAGGAAATAAATCCCAAAATATAGAAGTAGCAAATCTACACAAATCAAATGAAGCATTTGGTTTTATTTCGGGGTATTTTGGATTATATAAATCTCCATAGTTATATTGTCCACCTGCTTCTTCATGAAGTTCAAAATGATCACTTATAAATAGTTTAGGTTCTTTCATTCCTGTAAGTTTTAATGAAAAAACTCCTCTTTCAAAATCTATAATTTTAATTATATATCCAAATGTAGGGACCTTATATAATATTCCAGCAGAATTATAATATAAAAATTCTTTGTCCGTTTCTATATACATAATGTTATTCGCATGAAGATCATTATGTGTTAAACCTATTAATTTTTGAGCAAAAGCAAGAGCAAACATAAGTTGAGTAATCCAGGCTATATGTTTTTCAGAATCAGGATTTAACATCATTAATTCAAATATAGTTCCTTCACATTTTTCCATAATAGTAATTTGAACAGGGACATTTTTAAACGTAGCCCATGCAAAAGGTTCTTCATCCATTTCTTCATCCATTTCTTGACTAATATCTTCATCTTCAGAATCACATGAATGAATATCAAAAATATAAGAGGTTGAAACAGAAGAACTATCGGATTTAGTTTCATCGTGAATTCTATCATCCTTAAAAATATTAGTCATATCAGCCATAACAACATTCTCAGTTTGTATAGTTGAAATTTCTTCAATATTTTCTAAATCTATAGATTCTCCAAGCTGAAGACTTATTCTTTCAGATCTTGTATGTTTAAAATCATTATAATTTTGAATTTCAGGAGATAATTTTACATCAAAAGTCTTACCAATATTTTGTGTAAACCAATTACTATTTGATAATTCTTCATAATCATCAGATATATCTATAGTATGTTCAGATGATGTCCCTACAAATACACCATATGTTTTAGGAAAATGTATACATTCAGATTCAGAAAGAACAGAAGATATAAGAGCACCTACATAAGCAGCATTATTATTATTTTGAATTTTTTTGAAATATGCTGAAGCTTGTTCTGAAGAAGTTGGAAGATCTATAGTCTGTCCATATCTTCCTCTCATCCATTTAAAAGGATTTAAAAGCATGGTAACTTTTTTATGGATTTCCGGTGTACCTTTTGTTGTTTTAATTTGCGTTTCATTTAAAACTTCTACGATTTCATCGTGAAAAGAAATACCATATTCTGTAACTCTTTCTAATTCGGAAGTTTTAAATAATCTTTCAATGGGTGGAAAATATGGTTGAATATTTTCAAATCCCCAATATTCTTTAATAGAATTTTTCAGATTTGGGGTTGTATATCGATGAATAGACAATGGTACATTCGAACTTCTTAATTCCGTTGGTCTACGTTTTGACATATTGTATGATTGGTGTTAAATCATAATCAAAATATTCACGCATTAAGTTAAGATGAACTTCAACATTAAGAAGTTTAATATGGAAATGATTCGAAATAAATGTGCCCTCGATTCTAAAAAAGCACCTGTAATAGTTTTTATAGGAAAGCGTGATACAGGAAAATCTTTTTTAGTTAAAGATATTCTTGCTTCAACTCGTGATTGTTTTCCTATAGGAACTGTTATATCAGGATCTGAAGTAGCCAGTCCCTTTTTTCAAGACATTGTTCCTTCTAAATTAATTCATGATAAATATAATGCTTCAATTGTTACAGGGGTTATAAAACGTCAAATGTCTGTAAAACAATCCTGTAATGCAGAAAAAAGAAATGGTGGTGGTCATTCAAATTCAGATCCAAGAGCGTTCCTTATTTTAGATGATTGTTTATACGATAAATCATGGATGAATGAAGAATCTACACGTTATGTATTTATGAACGGTCGTCATATAGATTTAACAACTATGATTACTATGCAATATCCTTTGGGGGTTCCTCCAAATTTAAGAACAAATATAGATTTTGTGTTTATTTTAAGAGAGAATGTATTAGGAAATCGTAAACGTATTTATGATAACTATGCTGGAATGTTTCCTACATTCCAAATGTTTTGTCAATTTATGGATCAATGCACAGAGAACTATGAATGTCTAGTCGTCTGTAATGGTATCCAGTCAAATAAATTAGAAGATCAAGTATTTTGGTATAAAGCAGAAGAACATCCTCCCTTCAAATTATGCGATGAATCATTATGGCAAGATAATAGACCTTTTACAAGTTCGATATTACTTGCAGATCAATATTCTCCAGATAAACTTCATCGTAAACCATCAGATCCATGGGTGAAGATTAATAAGAAGACCTCTTAGTTTTTTTATGATGTTTATGTTTTTTTCGAAGAGTCTTTCGTCTACCACCAAGTTTCATTTTACCCAACATTTCTAACAATTCATCATCAGATCTTTCAACCTCATGTTTTTTAATAAGATCAAGTGCCTCATCTACTTTTTTCTTGTATTTTCCAGGATTTCTAAGCATATCATCTACGACACTTCTTGTTTTTGGTTTTGATGATAATTTTTTAAGTAATTCTTGTTCATCCGCAAGTTTTTTAGCAGGAATACCTTTCGTAGAACGAGAAGATGGATTACGAGGAGGTAAAGGTGGTGGAGTTGGTTTTTGTTTCGGTAACGCATCTCTTAAAGACCCCATATCCCAAGATCCGGAAGATTCAGGATCAATTAATGAACTCATTATTAATTTAACTCAGTAAAGAAAATTTACTCATCACGAATCGCTCCTTCGGATGGGTGAAGAGGGGTATTAAATTGCTGTTCAAGATCAGCAATTTCTAGAACACCCGTTTCCTTCTTTTGATCTTCTATTTCCTTCTTACGACGCGCATTCTCTTCTTTCTGAGCCTTGATTTTCTCTGCCTTCTCCTCCTCAAAAAAGATATCGCGATTCACTTCATTCTCCTTATACTTTCTCATCATCTCATTTAGTTCTTGGGTTGCGTATTCTACATCAGGCATCAAATGTTCAGATGGATCCCATGGCAACCAACACCCAACTTTTCCAATATACAAATTATCACGAGGATACTTGCGCTGAAGAACCTTAGAATATTGCTGAGTTTCCTCCAAAGAACTAAAAATACGACGAACCTTTACACCACGAACATTTGTTCGGAAATTGACTTTCTCGGTATATTCGGTCTCCAAATCCTTCTCCTTCTTCAAGAGAAAGATCTGCCATTTCTCGTGAACATCAGTGCTTCGTACTTCTTCATTATGAACTTTGGCAAATTCTTGCATATCTCCCATAAGATCATCAATCTTCAAAGAATATTTCTTTGAAAGAAATGCCATAAAATGTTCCATTCCCTTCACCTTCCAATCATAATCAAGCCACTCAATAAACCTCTCCGTGTAAAACTCCTGCTTTTGTTTAATAACCTTTTCAGGAGAAATGAAAGAAATGATGGCGTATCTCTGTGTAGGGATTTCAGGATCTTCATCCAAATAATCTACAATTTCTCCGTCTTCAACTTTAGGCAATTCTTCGCGAGGCATTTATTTATGTATTGTCCAATACGTGAAAGTCCCATTCTTTAACGCCGACCTCCGAAATATTTTAATAATGTACCTCCCATTTGCGTAATAGCTCCTGGAACTTCATCAACAGAACATACACCAAACCCCATAAATACAGCTGTTATTTTTACGTATACATCAATAATCAAAAATACTAAGGCTGACCAAGCAGATCCTTTATTACTTGGATCAAAATTTGTTAAATACAAAACCAAAATAAGTAGTAAAAACATGGTCAACGTAATCCCTAATTGAAGAGGGCCAGGTGGAAGATTTGAAAGAATGACCATAGTTCCACCAATAGCAGCTACTTGAAGAACATTACCTGCTAAAATTAGATGATCGCGAGATAAATAAGCATCATCTTCTAAATCATAAATGTAACGAAATAAACCATAAAATGTTGTACCAAACGAAAACATGATAATTGTCAAAACAAATACCGCAACTCCAACATCATTTAAAGATTTACGACAAACCATTTTATTTATATTTGTTAGAGATTAGTATTTGGCCTACACCCTTTCAACCCCAGAGTTTGTTGTAACATAAGAGGAGCGGGACAACCTTTACACGGACATGGTTTATGGTCATGTCCGAGTATATGACCAATTTCATGTGTTACCATATATTGACGATAATCTTCTAAACTTAAACCACTTTTTTTTGAACCTTCAAACCATCGTTTAGAATTTAAATACATATTACGACCACCTAATTCAGCACATGATAAATTACCATCTCCACATATTTTTCGAATTGTAGCTGGACTTGATAATCGTATTAAAACACTCTCGCGCTCCAATACATCTTCAAAAAAGTATCCGTATTTTTTCCATCCAGTTGGATCACTTAAATACTCTCTAATATCTAACCCAATTTGAATAGATCGAATATTTCCAATACGATGTTCTTTTTTAACATCGTCATCGATTTGAAATTTATATCTTATGTGTTTCATTATTTTTATCTGAACAATTGTATAAAAATGCCTGAAACAAAAACCCCTTCACCCCCTGGTGTAGATGTATCGGATCTCGTAAGTCGTGCTGTAAAGTATGCCCTTGAAGGTCTTGTAGTAGCAATTGCGGCCTTTTGGCTTCCTAAATTTATGGGAGGAAAGTCTTTGCCACTCTCCCAAGTTGGAATGATTGCCATGGTCGCACTCGCAACGTTCGCAATTCTTGATGTATACGCTCCTTCTGTTGGTTCATCTGCAAGACAAGGTGCTGGGTTCGGTATCGGTGCTCACCTTGTAGGATTTCCTTAAACCCTCTTGACTATGTCAAATCCTTTCCATAATTGAATCCATAACATTCGAAATTTGATTTCTAGAAACATCGCCGTAGTAGAATACGCAACCGCGTACTCCTCTATCGCCTATATTATCAAAATTATCAATTGTTATTTCAATTTTTGCAGGTATATTTCCATAGGGAGTATAAATTTTTAGTCTCCACATATCATTACCAATTGATTTGATTTTACAAGTTAGGTTTTCACTTGTAATAATATTTTTGAGTGTCTTGATAAATTGATTCTTCATTTTCGATCTCTCTTACCTTTAAAAAATGTTTTCCGTTTTTAACGGTTTAGTTGTTACCTGAATTATAGTATTAAATGTTGAGATATAGAGGAAAATGGTTTAATATTCACGCAAAACCTTATGAACCTGAACGTCAAACAAATCAAATTTCTTGGATACAAATACGTGATGGAATGAGTCCTGATAAAGCATATCGAACTTATTTTGAAAAACAAAGAAAAGACGCCAAGATTTTATATCCATCGTTTCGTAAAGATGATAACTGAAATAATTATTTCACTTATTGTTGTTGTTAGTTTTATTGGTATTTATTATGCTATTACAGGAACTCCACCAGGGGCAAGATTAATAGAACAAGAACCACCTATTGATTCAAGATTGGACGATACGCAAGCAACTTTAATGTTTTTTTATACATCTTGGTGTCCTCATTGTAAAACAGCACAAGAACCATGGAAATCTTTGAAACAGGTTATTAAGAATGATAATCTTACATATGGAGGAAAGACTGTATCTTTTGAAGATATTAATGCTGAAACAAATAAGGGAAAAGCCGCTTTATATAAAATTAATGCTTATCCAACATTTAAAGTCATAACAGATAAAAAGGTGTATGAAATGTTAGGAAAACCAACTGTTCCAAATTTACGCGAATTCCTCAAGAAAGCCCTTGGAGATGAGAAACCGTCTCATTGAATCAGATGAAAATTTATTAATATCTTGAATATCTAAATCGTTCAAATTTGTTTCAGAATATAATCCTGGATATATAAGTTCTAATGTATTATTCGTTTTTTGATTTTCAATAAAATTCATCACCGAATTATTAAAAATTTGTCGAAAAAATTTCAAAGGAGATACAGATTCAATTGTCTCAGGTGTTATTTTTTCTATTCTATGAGTTTTTAAGGAAATTTGGAGTGCATCTTCATATCCTCTTCCAAAACAAGGTGTGAAAACATCACCATCTACATAAAGTTGTCCGTAAAGTTCTTGTGGTTTAAATACACCCAAAATACACGATGAACATTTAATGGCTTCTAGTAAAGAAACATCTCCTGTAAAATAGGTGGGTATACCTTTCGTTATATTTGATGCTACTATATATAAAGGCATACGAGCATGACGTATTTTTGCATCACGAATATTAAATCCAATATCGTCACATACATTACAAACTTGTTTTTCAAATAATTCCATACCGTAAACACCTTTCTCAGGTATAATTGTTATTACATCTTTAAATGTTAACGGAGGACAAAATGTATCAATAGACGCAAGATTTTTTTTGAATGCATTTATAAGTTCATCATTAAACGGAATTTGAAACGCAACTAAAGCTGCTACTATAGATCCAATAGAAGTTCCATAAACTCCACCAGGAAAATAAAGTTCTTGGTGTTTAGAAAGTTCCTGTAAAGCACCAAAATGTAAAATACCTTTTGCTGCTCCACCTCCTAAAATAATTCTTTTAAATGGAAAAGACATTCTTACATTGTTATAAGTAAGCATGCTGAAAGCAAGAGAAATATGGAATGAACAAGAACAGCGACGTTTGAATAGAATGGCCGCAATGGTTCCTGTTATGGCACAAATCCAAGCTAAAATACGTCAGCAAGCTATTCATAATCCCAGTGCTCCTTATATAATTTACGAAGTTCCTACCTATGTATTTGGATATCCACTTTTTAAATTAAATGAAGCCTTAGAATTTTTAGTTAAAGAATATTCAACAGCTGGATATTGGGTGTGGATCGTTGAAACAAAATATTTAATGATTTCGTGGATGAAAGCAGTTAAAACTCGTGATTTAGGGAAACCAATTCTTGCTACAAATTATCGCCCTCAAGTTTACGATCCTTCAACAATTGCATTTATGGCAAGAGA